GTATAACGTTATTTGGTATCGGTGTTGCCATTGTGATCCTCTTTCTTTTTAAAATCTACTACCTTGCTCTTTCTTTTGTATGTTGGATCAAGCAGCTCCTGTAGATCATCCTCTGTTAAATCATCTAAATCAATTTCAGTTGGATCTTTTCGTTTTGCTTTTTTTCTTTTATTGATCATGTTAGTAAGCTCTTGCAGCAATCTCTCGCAATACCAATGGGCCTTGCCAATGTCATCCCTGGTACCTTCTAACGTTTGTACTTTTTTACCAGCTCTGAATGTGTACTTAGCTATATTAAACTTACAGGCCCCAAGTATCTCTGCCTCTGATAGTTGTGAGAATGTAGCATCACAAGTTTCTATTGGATTGTTCTTATAATGATTTGGATTTATTTTATCTGACATTTTTGCCTTTCTTTACATAGTGTGGTTTTGAGTTTAAAGCTAATTCAACAGCATCGGTTATGAATTTCACCATCGATACCCTGTTTTTCTTAGCCTCTTTTTTTAACTTATCCTTCAGTTTGCTCGGAAACTTCAGATAAATGGGGGTTAATTGAGGTTGCATTGATTATTCCTTTACTTTGTTAAGATACTTGAAAATATATATTTAATATATATAGTATTATACATGAACAATATAAGACCATTTAACAAGGGAGGTATTATGGTTAAATATGTAGGTTATACTAGAGTAAGTACAGACAAACAAGGTAAGCAAGGTTATGGAGCTAGTGATCAATTACAAACTATTAATGAGTTTGTTAAGAATGATCAGTTGCTGCAAGTATTCCAGGAAGAGGAAAGTGGATCTAAAAATAATAGACCACAACTAACACAGGCCCTGGAGCTATGTAAAAAAGAAAAAGCAATCTTAGTTATAGCTAGACTTGATAGACTATCTCGTAACTTAGCATTCACAGCATCATTAATGGAAAGTAAGATTGAGTTTGTGTGTTGTGATATGCCTTCAGTTAATAAATTTACAATACAAGTTTTAGCTGCTGTAGCTGAACAGTATTTAGATACGTTAAGAAAAAATACTAAAGCTGCTTTGGCCCAGGCTAAGAAGAGAGGTGTTACTTTAGGTAATACTAAGAACCTAAAACAAGCTGCAAGAAAAGGTAACAAAGCTAAGATGCAAGAGGCAGATCGTAAAGCTGTTGTCATCAATACTATTATTGCAGATCTTAAAAAGTATGGAGTAACATCATTACAAGGTATTGCTAATGCTCTTAATGCAAGAGGAATTCCTACAGCTAGTAAGAGATCTAATACTTGGTACCCTTCTACTGTAAGAAATTACATGAACAGATGTTCTGTTAATGTTCATTAGAAATATAAACAATATGTGTCTAAAAGATAAACTATATGAGATCATTTGGACACCAATTAACAAAGGAGTAAAAATGATAAGTCTAATTAAAAAATATAAAGAGCAAATTATGTTTGCTGTAGAGTGCGCTGCATTTCTTTTAATGTTAGTAGCAATATATTTTTTCACAATATTTATGTGTGCGTTGTCTGATAAGTGTGCATCGTACTATGGAATGATGGGAGGTATCTAATGAAACTTACATCATATGCCAGAAGAGAAATTGGTTCGAGTAGTTTACCAAAAGTAGTATTAACTGATAAAGGTTACATAGGTTTCAACTCTCCGAATGAGGAGTTGGAAAAGGCAAAAGATGCCTTACAAGGGAAGGAGGCTAACAATGACTTAGCTAACAATCCTAAAGTACAGGCTGGTACTTTTTTAGAACCGGCCATCTTTAAACTATTCCAAGATCAAATCACAAAAGTTGCCGGAGAAAAGCTCCCTCTAGAGTTTGGCATTAGCACCGAGGCTTTCTTTTATGATGTTGATGGAGGAAAGATCGGTAGCAGCCTGGATGGTATTATTAATATCAAAGGTGTTTTAAACTTAACTGACTACTTAGGCACCTCCCACAGCCTAAGTGGATTGGGTGTGGTTGAGATTAAAAATTATTCTGGAGCTGCTACTGATCCTGTATCTGAGATCTATCAGATGCAAGTCCAGGCCCAGATGCTAACTACTAAATATCAATACGCAATATTAGTTAGACTTTGTAAAGGCTGGGAGCTGCAATGGTTTGTTTATAAACCAACTAAAGAGATGCAGACTAAGTTAATAGATGCTGCTACAGAATTCTTTTACAGATTAGATGGTATCATGGAAGGTAAAAATCTTTGGTACAAAATGGGATCTAGTAAAGAGGCATCTAAATTTATTAAAGGTAATGGATCTAAGGATGTTACAGATCTATCTACTAATAATGAATTACCAAAACTTATAGATGATTTTCTTGCAGCTAAGAAAACTATATCAGCTGGTAAAGAAATAGAGGATGAAGTTTCTACCAGGATAAAAGAAATCTTAGGTGAGAATGAGGTAGCTCTGTGTAATGGGTATGAAATAAAACATACTACAATGAAGAGAGTTAAAACTAAAACAATACAGTTAAAGGATGAACCACCTACAGTATCCAGGAGGTTTAGTCTAAAACAAATAGATGCATGATCCTAAAACATTATTTCAAATCAATGCTTACATTCTTGCTCGGAAAGAGGCTGCTAAAATTTTTCAAAAAAAACTTTATGAAAAAACCGGCCTTGATCTTGAGCAAGATTTTATTGAAGAGCTTATTGAGTATGTTGCCTTTGCAGCTATCGAAGGTCTTAGGATACAAAATCAAATATTCACAATTAATGTAATTAAACCAGGAGGAAATGATGAACCAGAAGAACCAGGACAAGATGACGATGACGAAACCAAACACTAATAAATTAGTAGAGGCCCTTAGTAAGTTTCAAGAAGAGGCTAACGTAGCTAAGAAAGATAAAAAAAATCCTTTCTTTAAATCTACTTATGCTGGATTAGAAGATGTAATTGCAGCTGCTAATCAAGGGGCCAAACATGGATTAGCATTTACACAAACTATTGATTATGAAAAACAAATCATTGAAGGTGTAATTGAAACTACCATGTACGTTACAACAATATTAATGCATGATGAATGTAGTGATGTAATTAAATCTAGATACTTAGTTGTACCTAAGAATAATAATTATGCAGATAGCCAGGCCCTGGGATCTGCCATTACATATGCAAAAAGATATTCTCTCCAGGCTATCTATGGATTACCTAGTGAGGATGATGATGGTAATGCTAACCAGGACAAGAGAGTTGACGATCTAAATAAATGGAAAGAGTACGCAAGAACTCAAGTGAGAGGTGCTAAAAAAATCTCACAGGATAAGTCAATGGATCTTGATAAAAAATTAGCAATGCTAGAAGAGCAAGAAAACAATCAATTACATTCTTGGAATAACTTAAAAGAAGTAGATCAAGTTACTTATGATTTGATGATTAAAGAATTCCAGAAAATTAAAAAGGAGCTAGGTAATGTCAAATCTAATGATAACTAAAAAGCAACTAAAACTATTTAAGTTTATAAAAGGATATGTGCAGAAGGAAGAGGTACCTCCTACTGTAAGAGAATGTGCCAGGCATATGGAGTGTGTACATTCTAACGTTCATCGAATGCTGCGTTTACTTGAGAGAGATAATCTTATCAAAGTATATCCAGCTAAACCCAGAGGCATTGAGATATTACAATGAAAATTTTTAAGAGTAGATTTAGAAAAGAATTTATTAAAGGTTTGATTGAGGCATTCAATGGTGTTGAGGATGTAGTTGTTATTACTATCCCAGGTAATGAAGAACCTCATGTAGATCAATACCAAAAATTTTATACAGCTGGATCACCAGAGCTTTCTAAATTAGAACATAGTCCAATGTTTCCTCAGAATGTAGAGATCAGACCATACGAGGAATTATGGATTGAAACTCATCGAGATAAGATTGAGCATACTCTACTCAAAAATCCAAAGGAGGATATAAGTGGTAACTGATCAGACAAAAGAAATAGATAGACTAACAGAAGAAAACAATAATCTTAGAACAATAAACAAGGGCCATAAAGATTTGAATGGAGAGCTACAGACTAAGCTATCTAAAAAAGAGCAAGAGGTTGTGGCCCTGTATGAAAACGTAAAATTAAAGGACAAGATTATATCAAGATTGAAAGATAGAATTCAAGATATAATTAAGCAGCTAGTACAACTTTGTAGAACGTGAAACTTTTTGTTTTAATTCTGTACCTGGGAGTAGGATCTGAATTATATATGATGCATCCTGTCCAGGTTACAGAAGAGCAATGCGAAGATCCATATGAGCATAATCTTTTTGAACATAGAACCATTCTAAAGAAGGATGGAGTAGAGCTAGATAGATTTTTTTATTATGATTATGTAGTGTTTGGTAGCTATTGTGCTGGATTACTAGGTGCAGTAGAGAACATACCGAACACTTTGCCTTTAAAATGATTTAGAGAGCTTTACAGAGGGTTGTTTATTTAGATGACCAATCATACCAGGACACCCTATTTCATCAATCTGAGAGCATCTCTGATGGCTTTTTGGCTGCGTTTATCGAACACTTCAATCGGATAACAGTTTCTATCCCCATATCCAAAGTCATCGTCTAATGAGTAGGATGCAAACGTTCTAACAAATTCTCTACCATCCAATTCAAAGGTATCATACAGATAAGCCTCTGTCGTAATGTTGGCGCATTTCATTCTCTGGAAATCTACGTCACCTTCTAACGTTGATGCTCCGACAATATCAATCCAATTTAATTTTAAAAAAATATGTTTGTGTCCATTGATGGTAACTGATTTCATTACCGGCCCTGGCCCCTATACTTTTTAAAACTTCTACGTTTTGCTTTGTTCATCTTTGCTTTGCTAGGGTTCCTTCCAATATTTGTTTTGTGAAAGATAGGTTCATGAGGAATGTATGTTGTAAACTTTTGTTTAGACAATCTCCCCATCCCATCTACCAGACTTATCTAATCTCATCGCATATAACTTTGGCTGCCCATCGATGATAGCTCCGGTACCAATTACAAATCTCATTTTAAAATTACGAGCATACTGAAAAGCAAGTGAACTTTGTTTTGTTAAACATCCACATTGCATTGACCATATTAATTTATCTGGATTTGAAAAGTATTGTATAGAAAACTTAGAATGGAAATGGCCCTGGATTACGTTCTTACCATATTGCATTGCTAACTTTATACCATCAGCTGCCATGCCATGTGTAGCAAATGCCTCTGATCCATCTGATAATGAAAAGTTAATATCGTCTACCCATTTCCATCCTGGGCCTACATCTAGGAATTGATTATAATTTTTTAAATAAGCTCTAGGCATCCCATGTTTCAATGCTCTTCTGTATATTAATGAAGAGTGATTAGAATGTAGTAGTGTCATTTCTGGAAAAATTTTTTCTAATTCATGTAGTCTTTCTTTAGCAGCAATCAGCTCATCACCAGCTGACATAAGATCTGGATCTGTATCATGCATAGATAGAGCATGAGCATCTGCCTCATCACCCAGGTTCAGTACAAACTCTGGCTTAATTTTTTTCTTTAATGTTTTTAAAAATTCAAATGCATCTGGATGTTCCCAGGGGCAATGTAAATCTGAAATGATAAGTACAGATGAATATCCTTTAGCCATAAAATTCGTCTTGAACCCATTGCTTGACATCGAACCCAGGGCAGTTTGGTTTCTTAGGTTCTACATCAGAGTGTCCAATGATTTCAAGATCTTCATACATACTATTAAGAGTATTAATTAAATTGTGTAATCCGAAAAACTGATCTTCTGTAAAGTTATCACCTCTACCAACAAGGCATATGCCTACTGATTTATCATTAACTGCAACTGCGTGTGCGCCTTGCAGCTTAACATCTCTTGCTGGTTCTATCTTACCATCTCTTTTTATTATGTAGTGATAGCCTACGTCTGACCATTGCCTTTCTTCAACGTGCCATTTACGAATTGTTTCTACTCCAATATCCATATCAGCTGGAGTATCAGCACAATGTATTACTATGTATTTAGTTTCTTTTCTTTCTATCATTTTTTAACTTCCCTTATTATTTTATTTATATGCAATGATTTATCAATAGCAAGTACCTCAAGCTCTACCTCTGCCTGGATACATTTAAATGTAAGTTTGCCATTGGTGTTGCGAGTAGCCTCACGTCTTAATTTCATACAAGAACTGAGGTTGTCAGTATACATAAATTCGTTTGCTGTTCTCCAATCATTAGGATCTCCTTGAGAGTTAAACATTAATAATGCAAATACTATAGCTACACTTTTCATTGATGCGTTCCATTGTTTCTTAGCTTGTCAATTATCTTTTCTGATTTCTCAAGTCTATCTTCTAAGAACTCTACCTTTAGTCTAAGTTTATTTATCTCTGGCATTTCTTCCTCTACACTTTCTTTTAGTTTCTCCTGGTTGCTGCTGATGAACTCCACCAACATGAACAACTCATTTATTTGTGGGGATACCATGTTGCCTTTAGGTACACCCACAATAAACTCATTAGCTTTATCTAAATCATTAAGCATTAACTTTTGTTCTGTTTCAATTATGTTTAATCTCTCAACTACAGTAAATGCAAACCAGGCTCCAACAAGACAGGCACTTACGATGCTAATTAAATTCTTGAATGGCATGGACACCGGTGTTTTATCTGAGAGATCTAATCGTTTCATTATTTCTTATCTATCTTTTTTAATTTATCGAAACTTCTGGCACCGGTCATACCGAGTAAAGCAAACAGAACTGTCATTAATGTTGAGCTGTCCAGGGTAGGTAGATCTATTGTTGTACCTCTGATAGCACAGATCCAATTAGTAATTGGTATAACTAAAAATTGAAACATAAATGCTAACACACAAACCCATGCAAGACAGGGCCTCCACAATCGCTGCACCCATGACAATGCTCCTGTAGCCTGGGCATCAGCTCTATTTATTTTTGCTTGTTCCTTGTCTACATCAACAAGAGCTTTCATTAATTCTTTTTCTAGATCTGCTTTTTGTTTTGCAATTTTATTTTTATCAGGCACCAGATCAACAGCCTTATTTATTATTGGTAGTAATGCAGATAATCCTTGTATCATACTTTTGTTCCTTTCAAATTAATTGGCTGATATGGAACGCAAAAAAATTTTATGTTTTGCCCTGGATACTTTTCTAAATCTTCTCTAAACTCTTCAACAACTTGATAAGAGTATGCGTTACAAGTAACGTAGTCTGTAAATTTAATATCACTTGCAACTCTAACGCAACTTAAACTATTAGGATCAGCAGCATTAGTAAGTAGGCATAACGTTCCAATTAACATCCAATACATTATATAAATTTTCCAATCTTTAACCCTCCTAAAATAATAGAAACTATGGCTCCAACATAGAAGATCACTTTAAGACCACCTCGGCCCATAGCTACTTGTTGCTTTAATTCTACAATGTCTTTGGTATTTTGATCTAGATCTTTGTGGATGTGATCTAGTTTTTCATTGATGTGCTTGAGGGTTATGCTGTGAACAGTAGATCTTTTTTTAGTAGCTCTCCCCATGGCATAACTACAATACTATTGTATCTGCCTCTTCTTCTGTAAGAGGTTCTCCAGCAATTAACTTAGCTTTAGCACTAGCTTTTAAATCTATCTTTGCTTGTTTTTCATTGGCCTCAGCAGTTTCCATTTCTGTAACTTTAGCTTTTATATCTGCAACAGAAATTTCCTCTTCGCCTTTCCAATCAATTACAAATTCTTCTTCTGTGTTACCACTAATAGTGCCTGTCCAATTTGGATTAATATCACTTATAGCTAATGCCCATTTTATTGATATACTTTTTTCATATTCCATTTTTTTTTCCTTATGCTTTGAAGTGGATCATATTTAAGTTTTGTTCTCTATAATCTCCACTTTGACTACTTGTTATATCTACATTAAATCTGTTTCCACCTGTATTATAATTACCACCAGCTACTTCAACATAGTAAGTAGTTGATGTACTTAAACTTGTACAAGGTAACATTAAATTTTTACTTATAATCAAATAATTTCCTCCTGTACCAGAATAAGTTGCATGACGACCAGAATAATCAAGTTTCGTATCTCCACTACCTATTGATGTACTTCCAGCTTTCATCATAAGATAAATATCACAACCTCTATCTCCAGATGGGTTTTCAATACTTGTACAATAACTAAAAAATATTATATCGTTTGTACTTGTAGGTTGGAATTGAACATAATTTCCACCACTAATATCTACATAATCAGTATTTGCTGATCCACTTGTAACTTGTGTTTTATAATTATAATGATCTATTGCGTGAATACTAAAAGTGCCTGTTGAAATTGTTCCAAACTCAAAACCATTTGCTCCACTATTAACTTTTAAACTTTGCCCAGCAGAACCAATAGATACAGGAGATAAGTTTCCACTACCATCAGTAACTAATACTTTATTGTTACCAGCACTAGCAACAGCATCAGCTACACCTTTAGCAAAGTAAACCCATCTTGATCCAACAGTACCAGATGATGATGGGGCCTGGCCAGATTGAGCTGTGCTATCTATGTATAAGTAAGTAGATAGAATACCTCCA